ATGAATGAAAAGCAAGGTAAACTTGTCAACTTGCCGGTTGACAGTCTGACGCCATACGCAAACAACTCCCGTACTCATTCCGCCGCGCAGATTGACCAGATTATCGCCAGCATTGAGGAATTCGGTTTTACCGCCCCGCTTTTGATTGATGAAACCCATACAATCCTTGCAGGCATGGGCCGCTATGCCGCCGCTAAAAAAATGGGCCGCGAAATCGTACCATGCATTTTGCTGGAACATTTAACGCCGGAACAAAAACGCGCCTATGTGATCGCGGATAATCGCATAGCAGAAAACGCCGGATGGAACCGCGAATTACTGGCCTTGGAATTGACCGAGCTTGATTTGGCGGACTTTGATCTCGGCGTTATCGGCTTTTCCGACAAGGAATTAGAAAAGCTTTTGCCCGGCCTGAGCGCGATTGCGGAAGCTATGCCGGATTTGCCGACCGGCGATAAATCCGCCTATCAACAAATGACGTTTACGCTTCACAACACGCAGGCGGAAATGGTCAAGGCCGCTATTGCCGCCGCCAAAAAGTTGAAACCGTTTGACGAAACGCTGAATAAAAACAGCAACGGCAACGCCATTACCCGCATTTGTGAGATGTTCCTCGATGGTCACAGCTAAGGATATAAAGATTGCGCCGATTACCGCCGAGGCCGCACGGCATATGGTGCGCTGCCACCATTACAGCGGGAAGGTCGTCAACAATTCGCAATTGAACCTTGGCGTTTTCCTAGAGGATAGGCTTGAGGGCGTCATGCAATTTGGCCCCTCAATGGACAAAAGCAAATTGCAGGGCTTGGTGGAAGGTACGCCGTGGAACGGTTTTCTTGAATTGAACCGTATGGCCTTTTCGGAGCGCCTGCCGCGCAATAGCGAAAGCCGCGCCTTGGGCGTTGCCATGCGGATGATTAAAAAATCTTATCCGCATATTCAGTGGATCGTTTCTTTTTCCGACGCGGCGCAATGCGGCGACGGTACAATTTACCGGGCTTCTGGTTTTGTTCTTACGGGCATATCCAAAAACCGGAGTCTTTTTGAATTTCCAAATGGCGAGCGCGTGGCCCAAATGACCATGAATGCCAACTGGAATACGCCTGCCATGCACGATATCTGCAAAGCAATGGGTATTGAGCTTAAATACCGGACGGCTAAAGAATGGATGGAACTCGGCGCAAAGAAATTGCCGGGCTATCAATTGCGTTACCTGTATTTCCTTGATCCTACCGCCCGGCAAAGGTTCAAGGGCGAAATCGTGCCTTTCTCAAAAATAGCTGAAATGGACGCCGGTATGTACCGGGGTGAAAAAATATCGCGTGGTTAATTTAAAAGTAAAATGCCGTGGGTTCCTCCACGGATAAGGCGGGGCAGTACCGACCACCACGCTCCAAAAATAAATCCTCCAACCCATGTATAAAGGGGCAGGCAATCGGGCCTGCCCCTTTTTGCTACATAAGGAAAATTAAAATTCATGGCGGAGTTAATCACGCAAGCGGAATATGCCCGTCGCCGGGACGTATCACGCCAATACATTCATCGGCTCGTTACGCAAGGAAAAATCCCGACTGACGAACTTAAACGGATTGACCCGGACGTTGCGGACGCAGTTTTAGCGCAGCTTTCTGACCCTGCGCGCCGGTTAAATGAAATGCCGGAAGAAACCGAAAGCGCGGCGGAGATTTACGATCAAGACCCCGCTACAGAACCGGCAGGCAGCGGCCACGCTTCTTTTGCCAAATTCCGCAGCGCGCGCGAAGCCTATCAAGCCAAGCTCGCACAAATGGATTACGAGGAACGCGCCGGGAAACTGGTACGCAAGGAAGAAATTGACCGTGAGGCATTTGAAGCCGCCCGGCTCATCCGTGACCGCCTTCTATCCTTGCCGCAGGAATTGGCCGGGACGTTGGTAAGCATGACGGACGAAAAAGAGATTATTCAATATTTGCGGGCCAAAATCCGCGATGCACTTATGGACGTTTCAAATGATGTTAGCCTCGGGGCGTGATGTTTACCGGGATGCCTTCTCGAAAGGCTTAATGCCCGACCCAGATTATAGCGTTTCGGATTGGGCGAACGCGCGCCGTATCCTGCCGTCGGAAACTACGTCATTCCCCGGCAAATGGCGCAACGACCGCACCCCGTATCTGGTCGAGGTGATGGATTGTCTTTCACCGACGCACCCATGCGACCGCGTTACGTTTATGAAATCGGCTCAAGTTGCCGGATCGGAGGCCATTACAAATTTTATCGGCTATATCATCGACGTTGCGCCCGGCCCCTCAATGGTCGTTCACCCGACGATGGACGCGGGCAAAGCATGGTCGCGTGAAAAACTGACGCCAAATATTGACGAGAACGATTGGGGCGTCAAAGTTGCCGAAAATAAAAGCCGGGATGGTGCCTCAACCACATCTTTTAAAAAGTTTCCGGGCGGATTTCTGGTTATCTCCGGCGCAAATTCCGCCGCCGCGCTGCGCCAGAAATCAATCCGGTATTTGTTTAAGGATGATTGGGACGAATGGCCGCTTGATGTCGGCGGTCAAGGCGACCCGGATAAAATGGCGAATGCCCGGCAAATCGCGTTCCATGATTCCGGCACGGCAAAATGCTTTGAAGTTTCGACGCCGACGCTGCAATCCATTAGCCGGATTACGCGCAGCTATGCGGAATCCGACCAGCGCGTTTACAAGGTTCAATGCCCGCATTGCGCCGCCGAACAGGAATTGCGGTTTTTCCCGTTGACGCAAGAGCCGTTCAAGGGCGGCCTGCGCTTCAATACCGAGCCGCCTTATATGCCGTATTACGTTTGCGAGGAAAACGGCTGCATTATTGAACACCATGAAAAGCGGAAAATGCTGGCCTCTGGCCGGTGGATTCCGCAAAACCCGGCAGGCACTCATCCGGGTTTCAAGATCAACGCGATTTATTCCCCGTTTACGACATGGGAAAAAATGGTCGAGGCATTCCTTGCGGCTAAGGATAATCCGCGGGAACTGAAAACTTTTTATAACTTGTGGCTCGGCCAAGCGTGGGAAGAACGCGGCGACGCGCCAAGCTGGAAACGCCTGCTTACCTTGCGGGAAGACTACCCACTTGGCTTTATCCCGGCTGGCGCGCTGCTTATCACGGTCGGCGTGGACGTTCAAAAGGACGGGTTTTATTTTGAAGTCGTAGGCTGGGGCGTCGGCAAGACGAGCTGGGTTATTGATATCGGCTTTTTGCCCGGCGATACCGGCCACCCGGCGACATGGAAACAACTGGATACGCTTTATAACCGCCAATATGAGAATGCGTGGGGCCGCGCCTTCCAATGCGACATGCTGGCGATTGATAGCGGTTACATGGCCCACCTTGTCTATGCCTGGGCGCGCGGCAAGCACCGGGCAATTGTGGTTAAAGGCGTCGGCGGCGCGCAAGCTCCTGTTTTGGGAACCGCGGCAAAAACCGAAATCACATTTTCCGGCAAGAAAAAACGCCGCGGCTCGATGCGGATTTGGCCGGTCGGCTCATGGCAAGGTAAGTCGGAACTCTACGCCTATTTGCGCCTTGAGGGAAAAGTGGAAGGCGCAGAGGAAGACCCGCACGGATATTGCCACTTCTCGACCGGCTGCGACGAAAACTATTTCAAGCAGCTTACGGCGGAAAGCCTTGTCACGCACCAACGCAACGGCAAGGAAACAACGGAATGGATGGTATCGGGGGAAAACCATTTTCTCGATTGCCGGATTTATAACATGGCCGCCGCCGAACGCTGCGAAATCAACCGCTTTACGGTGGAAAAATGGCGCGCCTTGGCGATCATGCGGGAAGTGCCGCAAGACGTTATTCAAGGCGACCTGCTATCGCTTCACAATCAACTTAACCAAATCCCTAAACCGGACGTAAAGCCGGAGGAACCTAAAGAATTGCCACAGGTTCCCGAACAACCCGCAAAACCGATTGCACGGCGTCGCGCGCGCCGCCGCATTCGGGTACGCCACCACTAAGGAAAAACAAACATGAGCGAAGTTACGTTTACGCCAGAAATGCTGGCGGAGCTTGAGAAAGCATACGCCAGCGGCACCAAGCGGCTGACGTATGAAGGCAAGACGATTGAATATCAAAACCTTTCCGACATGGAACGGGCGATTAACACGCTGCGCCGGGCTTTGAATGCCAAACAAGGCAAACGGAAGTCCCGCCGCGTCCATTTGGCAAGCAACCGAGGACTTTAACCCATGAACAAACCGCCTGTATTACTCGGCCCGGATGGAAAACCGCTGCGGGCCGTAAAAGCCAATCAATTTACGTCCGGTTTCGACGCCGCCAGCACCGGACGGCGCATGAAAAACTTTAAGCCGCCAAGCGCGGCGATCAATGGGCTGATTAATGGCTCCCTTTCCCGCACACGCGACCGGGCGCGCGATCAAGTCCGCAATATTCCTTGGATGCGCCGGGCCGACCGTTCTTTCGTCGCTAATGTCGTCGGCAACCCGGTTTGGTTCCTCCCAGGGCGGCACCCCGGAGCAGCTTACGTTTAACCGGACAAGTCAGTTTCAGGGCGAAATCCGCAGCGGTGGCGAGAAAATCGGGAATCTTACAAGCGGTTCCGTTTCCTACACCAATAACCTTGAGCGCATTGAAACGATCCGGGATGACGGCAAGATTGACGGCGCAGACCCCACCATTGCCGCGCTCACCGGCTCTATTACCGTCCGCTTTGCGGATACGACGCTTATTGATCTGGCCTCAAGCGGAACGCCGATTGATCTTGAATTCGTTTATACGCTTGCACCCGGTCTTTCTTTGACCGTTACAGCCCACGAAGTCTATCTCCCGAAACCAAAACCGCCGGTCAATGGCGCGGGCGGGATTGAAGCGTCCTTTGACTTCCGCGCCGCCAAAAACGAAACGGCGGGCTGCATGGTCACGGTCAAGCTGCTCAATGATTTGGATGGGACGCAATACGCATGATCGGACTGAAACCGCCAAGTGGCCCTTATACAATCGAGGTGGTTGAGGGCGTTACGTTCACCGTAACCCCTCTTACCACGCTTGATTATTCCGTCGCGCACATGGCCGCGCGCCGCCGTATCGAGGAAATCGAAAAGAGTCTGGCCGACGTACAGGCCGCAGGATTTTTGCCTGAAAATACGGCGGATTTAAGCAATCCCGATGAGCGCGAAGGGCTTTACCGGGAATTGCTTATCAAGGAAATGGCCGTGCGCCATGTTACCGGCTGGCAAGGCGTCGTTGATAACGCGACGGATGAGCCTGTCCCCATAACGCCGGAAAACGTGCGCGCCGTGGTCATGCAATTTCCGATTGGCGAGCTTTTCTTTCAAAAATTCAGCATGCATCAAACGATTTTGCGCGAAGCTAAATTGCGTATGCGGAAAATTTGCGAGTGGCATTTTACGCCGAACGGCGGGCCGCAATATTGCCAAGGCTGCGTCAATCAAGACACGGTCTGCTCCAAAGGCGGAACCGGCGAAAACGGCGCGCGCTGTCCTTATAGTGAATTTGCACCGCAAACAATCCAAGAGCAGCAGGCATGGGAAATTGTCGAGGCTTGCACCGGCCAATTACGCTTGACGGCAAACGGCAATGTTCTCGGTCTGGATATGAATACGGTCATGCACATGATCGAGGCGCGCGGCTTTGATAACGAGCCGGTTCTTGAACTCATGCAGGAAGCCGAAAAAGGCATTGTGTCCGGCCTTGCAAAAGATAGCGAGCCTGCCGAAGCATGACCGAGAAAAAATCAAGCTATACCATCCGCCTAAAAATTGAAGGGGACGGAACGGTTACGGCTAACCTTGTAAAAGTTGGCGATACCGGGGAGCGTCAATTCAAGCGTCTGCAAAATGCGGGTAATCAAGCCGACCTTGTTATGCAGGGTATCAGCAAAACGATTACGCGCAGGCTCATTCCCGCCTTTTCCGCCGCGACCGCCGCCCGTAGTATTATTGAGAACATTACCCTCTTTGAAAAGATTGATACGCGCATTCAGCGCCTCACCGCAAGCGTGGCGGAATATGAAGACGCACAAAAATTTATCTCAGAAAAATCAAACGAATTAAGCATTAATATTGCGACGTTCGCGGATAATTACGCCCGGCTTTTGACACTACAGCGCAGCGGCGTTATCAGCGACTTTCAAGTTAAAGCCTTGGCGGAAGGCTTTGCCAACGTCGGAGCCGCGCTTGGCGCAACCAGCACGCAGATTGACCAAGCTATGTACGGCCTTTCTCAAACGCTGACTTCCAGCGTGGTCAACATGGAAGATTTTAAACAGGTCGTTGAGCCTTTGCCCGGCCTTATGCAAGAACTGGATAAGGCGGCGGGCGTCGGCGCGGGCGGATTCCGCCGCCTTGTGGCAGACGGAAAGATTACCAGTGAATTTTTCGCCACAACTCTGATTTCCGCCCTGTCTTCCTATCAAGGGGCCGCCGCTGCAATGGCCGATACGGTCGGCGGTTCATGGACACGCCTTAAAAATCAATGGGTAGAACTTTCACGGACGCTGCAAAAGCCGGTCGCCAATACGCTTGTTCCTATTCTGAACTCGTTGAGCGAAGCCCTCAACCTGATTACCAAACTGGAAGAAAAAAGTAACGGCATTGTGGCAAAGCCGGATAGCGGCCCGATCAATAGTATTCGGGAGCAATTAGCGGATCTCAGGGAACTGAATAAAGAAATCGAACGCCAGCAGAAAATCCTGTCTAGCCTCGATACGCCCGACAAAATGGCACGCTTTGCAGAAGGCCCGCAAAAGGCTTTGGAACGCCTTATTCCTTTGGCCGACAAGCTTGAGGAAAAATTTGGGCCGGAGCATTTGCAGATTATCAACGCGGAAATCAATAAAATTCAAGCCAGTATTGCTAAAGCCCCGCCGCCGTCAAATGGTCGGTCATGGACGGAAGTGCTTGAAAAAGATTTGGCCTCCTTGGAAAAACTGCGCGAGAAAGTCGTGCAAATCACTGGCGAAATCTCCGCCGCGCCTCCGGCTATTATTGAGAAACAATCGACAGCTATTGCCGACTTCATTCAAAGCCTGAACGAACAAATCCAAGTTTTAAATGTAGAGGGTAAGGCGCGCGCGCAACTTCGTGCCGAACTTCAATTGCAGAATATCGCGCGCAAGGAAGAAATCAAACTCACTCCCGAACAGATTTCAAAAACCCGCGAGTTGGTCGGCCAGGTTTACGACCTTGAGCAATCACAAAAGAAATCGACAAAAACAAAACAAGACGCAGTATCGGCCATTAAGGATGAAATCGCCGCGCTCAAACTGTCCGAACGTGAATTGTTCGTCCAGCAAACAACGCGCCGTTTCACCACGGAGCAAATCGGCAATCAGGCTGCGGAACTCAAGAAAAATATTGAGCTTCTTTATGACGAGAAAGAAGCAATGGAGGCCCGGCGCAAAGAGGAAGATAAACGCCGCGAAACTATCCAAAACATTATCAAGCTCACCGAAGACCAGACCGACGCGCAGACAGAATATAATCAGCGCATTGCGGAGTTGAATGAGCTTTATCAGCAAGAATTGATTACCGCCCCGCAACGCGCCGCGGCTGAGGAAGAAGCCCGCCAGCGTATGCTATACGCCAGCACGAAATGGACGGATGGGGTTAAGCGCGCCCTTGAAACTTACGAGCGTGAAGCCACGGACGCAGCCTATAATGCGGAACAAGTTACCTTGGGCTTTCTGCATAACGCGGAAGACGCTTTCACCGAATTTGCCATGACCGGGAAATTTGAGTGGCGCGACCTCCTTAATTCCATGCTGGAAGACCTTAACCGCGCGCTCGTTCGGCAAAACATTACCGGGCCTTTAGCGGGTGCCTTAAATCAAATTATTTCAGGTTTTGATTTTAGCAGCCTGTTTTCATCCGCCGCCGCAACCGGAGGCGTCTATGACCGCGGATTTGCCGTTAAAGCCTATGCCCGCGGTGGGATCGTCCATAAGCCCACCATTTTTCCAATGGCTAACGGCGCGGGCCTTATGGGTGAAGCCGGGCCGGAGGGCATTTTGCCGCTGCGCCGGTTGCCTTCCGGCAATCTTGGCGTGGAAAGCTCCGGCTCCGGCAATCCCGTTTACATGGTGAGCGTGGATGCCCGCGGCGCGTCCGATGCAAACGCCACCGCCGCGCAAGTGGAACAAGCCGTCGAGCGCGCTTTGATGGCGCGCATACCGGGAATTATCCGGGCCAGCTCCACCACGGCCAAAGCCGAAATCATAGACAGTTTCCAACGCCGGGGAGGACGCTTTGACTGACATAATCTGGCCTCTCGATTTACGCCCCGCCCGGCAAGCCTTCTATATCCGCACTAATACCGTCCGTTTTGAAAGCCCACTAACCGGGCAAGTCCAGATTCAGGAGCGCGACGGCGCGCGGTGGGTGGCTCAAATGAATATTACCCGCGGTGCGGTGGATTCCCGCCGCATGGACGCGCTGTTAGCTGCCCTGCATGGCCCGGTGGGCCGTATCTATATGCCGGATTTTCGACGCCTTACGGCAAAAGGTTCTTTGGCGGGCGATCCGCAGCTCGTAAGCGGCACCGGGACAACTCTAACGCTTGACGGTTTTACGCCCGACGCAATCGGGGTTCTGCTGGCCGGAGATATGATTCAAACGTCAACGGGCCGCGCGCATATGGTCGTGCAGAATGTGGACGCCGACGAAGACGGCGAAGCTTCCGTCTTGATCGCGCCGCGCCTGCGGGAACCTGTTACGGCAGGGCCATTAATTACGACGAATTGCCGCGTCCTTATGCGCCTGCAAGATGATGACCAAGGCGCAAACCCGACTGATAACCGCCTGCAATCCGCTTTTGAATTGCAGCTTTCGGAGGTATTGCCCGAATGAGCGCGGAAGATTGGCCGGAGAATATCTATCCTATTCAGCAAATCTATTTCATCCGACCGTTTAGCGGCATTTTTGAAAGCATAAACGGGCAAATTCTGGCTTTCCCGCGTGGCGGCGAAAGATGGCTGGCAACGCTTGATTTCCGCCTCGATCAACGCCGGGCGCGGACGCTTGAAAGTTTGATTGCGCGATTGAACGGGCCGACCGGCAAAGTGCTGGTGCCGGATTTCCGCCGCATGAAAACGCGGCCTATCACGCAAAGTATGGACGATTACGCGGAAGAAATCGGCTCAACCTTCTTTACCGACCGTTACGACTTCAAAGATATGACGGAGGAGGAAGGACTCCTTACCACGGAAGAACCTGTCCCGATGGGCTTAGAAGAAAATTTGCTCTTTGCCTTTGATTTTGAAACCGCGCTTTTGATTTTTCCAGACGGCGTTTTTCTAGTAACGGAAGCGGGCGAGGATTTGTTAGGCGAGAATGTCGGCATTCCCTTTATCAGTGAAGACGAACAAATCAACGTGACTGTTGATTTTGGCGCGCCTTTGGAAATCGGAACCGAGGAAGGATTTATCTTTGACATTTACACGGCTGAAAAAATCGCCGTGCAAGTGGGCGGCGGTTTCTTTGAAGGTGCAGGCCAGCCGGTTTTGGTCGGCGGCGCATATAACCGCGTAAGCTTTGACGGCCTGGCACCGAACCTTACGGGGATTTTATGGGCCGGGGAAAGCCTCGGCACTTCTCCGGGCCGGGCGCATTTAATCCTTTTTGAAACTGGCACCGACCTTAATGGATACGGGCAAGCCTTCGTCGCGCCGAATATCCGCGAGGCCGTAGTCGTACAGGATTTGAAAACGGGCGGCGCGCAAGTCGTCATGCGCCTGTCCGACGATGACGCCGGGCGAAACGATACCGCGCGGCCAATCAGTCTATCCACCTATCAACTCCGCTTGGAGGAAGTTTTACCGTGACATTGCGATTAGATGAATTGAACGCCGCCGAAACCGTAAAGGAAGTCGTGCGGCCCATCCTGCTTGCCTATATGGATTTTATCTCCGGCGAAAAACGCCTCTGGTCTGGCATAGGCACGCTTGAGTGGGATGACGAAGAATGGGCAGGCACCGGCTATTTAGGCCGCATTTCCACGATTGAGGAAACAATGGAATTGCGCGCGGCTGGTATGTCGATGCAGCTTTCCGGCGTTAAAAATGTTGACCTAACGGAAGTGATTGCCGAACCAATCCAAGGTCGCCGCGCAAAAGTCTTACTTGGTTTTCTGAATAGCAATTTTCAATTGGTTTCCGATCCTATCGTTATTTTTGACGGTCGCATGGATACGGTGGAAATCGTGGATGGCGGGCAAACTGCGACAATCACAATGATGGTCGAAAACCGCCTGCGCGATTTGGATAGAGCGCGCACCCGCCGTTACACAGACGCAGACCAGCAATCGCGCTATCCGAACGACCGCGGCCTTGAATATGTCCCCGCGCTGCAAGAAACCGACATTCTTTGGGGCCGGGTAAAGGAATAATCCATGATTCACAAACTAGAAAATTGGCCGGGGGCTTTTGCCTCCGCGCTTTCGCATGCTCAAAACAAGCCTTTTATTTGGGGAGAAAACGATTGCTGCCTTTTCGCCTGCAATTGCATCTTGGCGATTACCGGCGTTGATCTTGCCCGTACA